GCACTAAAAGCGTTTGGGTTTACAAAAGGTCAGGTGAAAACTATCTTGGCCAAAGCAGAACAAATTATTGCAACAGAAGAAGCGCTTGCTTCTAGTGGACGTTTGTTTATAAACTACAAATCTAGCCCACATGATCGTAGTTTGACATCAAAAGTTAATTCTTTAAATCAACCGCATATTAGCCAGTGCTCTGTATACATGTCATCTGGTGCCTTTCGTCTGGAAAGACCTCTTGAACATATGGCTGCTACAAATTGTAACAGATGTTCAATTGTTATTCACCACCCGTCCGTATCCCAATCAAAAAAGTGGAAAACACAAATCCAACCCTACTGGTTGAATATTTGTAGTCGGTTTAATATTAATATTGAATTCGTTGAGATGGATATGTGGATGGACGATATCTCAAAAAAGAATTATAACGAAGAAGAACCGGTCGTATAAATGAACTTATTCGACCTAGACAATGTTAATAAAACATTGCAGTCAACTATTAGGGTATTAATTTACCCTAATATCACGTTTCAGAGAGATCTGGAAAAGGATAGTTATATACAAGTTGTCAAAAACCAAATAAAATTGTTGAATGAGATTCGCAGCGATTTGTGGTTTTATATGATTTTGCCTTGTCCTGTTCCATCCCTACAATTTGAGAACGTGACTCAATGGTATACAAAGTTTGAAACCTATCCGCCAACTATGAGAAGTAATTTTCGTGTTGATGTGATGAAAAAACTATTAGACAAAAGACTCGACTTTGACCTTGTAATGTCACATTTACCAGAGCATACCCATCAGTTGCTGAATACCATGTATAATGTCACTCATCATATGCCGCCGGTTTTTGGTTATTGTCATTGGTTTGATTTGAAGGAAGTTGTCGCTTGGCCTAAGGATAGTTTTTTACAAAATATAACTGGTCTGTTGGAATATGATCGTTGTTATCTAAATACACAACATCAGAAAGATATGGTGATTAAACAAGCAAGTGAAACTGTCGGACCCAAAACTATTTCTACTCTCGATGAAATATTAACTGTCCAACATCTAGGAGTCAATATTTCTGACATTGTAGAAGATATAAATGAATCGCCTGAAAAAATTATTGTTTTTAATCACCGTCCCGACACATATAAACATTTTAAACAGTTTATTGCTGTGTGTGATAAACTGTGGAAATTACGACAAGATTTTAAAGTGTGGATTCCATTATTGGCGGAATCTGACAAAGAATATGTTATTACTACAAAGGGTGATAAACGCTGGTATTATGATGAATTAAAAAAATGTTATATGGGATTTTCACCGAAACAAAAATATGGCGGGTGGTCAGTCGCAATGACAGACGGCATGATGAATGGCGTGCCCTATATCATGTATGATGATACATATTATCACGAACTCAACGCTAAAGGTGATTTTTTCAAGAATGATGATGAAGCTTTGATGCTTATGAATACCTATCTGGATAATCCAGATTTTAGAAATGAACAAGCAGAACAGGCTTTGGATTGTATTCGGGAAAATCTTATCTATAAAGATAAAATTTTCGAAATGAACTCATATATGAATGATCTCTTATCTCGACAAAAAACTATGCGTAACACTCCAAAGCTACAAGATATAATCGCAATGATTCAATCTAATAAGGTTATGTCGAAAGCACAAATTATATCTGAACTCGGTTGGGGTAGGGGTATCAAATGGTCGCCCTATCGCCGGGCGATTTTGAAACACCCGAATATCTATGACATGGGAAATGATGAACCGATATATCATTATATCCATCCTTGGATAAAATTGCATAAAAAAGATCTGTCATCCCCTTGACATTGATGCTCAGTTGTGGTACTGTATAAGTAAGTTAGATGAAATGATTCGCGGAGATACCGATGTCAAATAATATACTACATACCAAAAACTCAAAATCTCTTCTCGCCAAACTTATGGCCGAAGAAAACATTACAATTCAACACAAGAAAGTCAATACGGCAAGCTTCGACATGGTGCGCCGTATTTTGACTGTTCCAATCTGGAAAGAAATGTCAAATGACATGTATGACCTTTTTATGGGACATGAAGTCGGCCACGCATTAGATACACCATGCGATCCGGAAGTTTTAGAAGAGGCGGTTTCTCGCTCTTGTATGCCCTTTATCAATGTTACCGAAGATGCCCGCATCGAACGCTCAGTTAAGCGTCGATTCCCTGGCTTGAAAGGACCATTCTTTCGTGCCTATAAAGAATTGATGGATGAAGATTTCTTTGGAATTGGTAAAAAAAACCTCGCAGACATGGCGTTTATTGATAGGTTGAATATCTATTTCAAAACTGCAATGAATGATTTTGAGGCCGCGCAACTTTTCTCTGATGAAGAAATGCCTTTTGTAGACCGTATGGCAACTACAGAAACTTTTGCAGAGGTTGCAGACCTGTCCGAAGATATTTACAATTTTGTAAGTGAGAAAAAAACAGACAACGAAAATGATGAAGGCGCGGATGATCAATTGCAAGACATGTCTCAAGAATTCAATGACGAATCTGGTGACACTGACGATCAAGAAAACTCCGACCAAGACCAAGATCAACAGGGTGATACTGATGGTGATGGTGATGAACAGTCGGATGACGCAAAATCCCAATTTCAACAATCAGAAGAAAATTCTGGTGATGAAGATGGCGATGGCGCCGATGAAGGCGATGAAGGCGAAACCGGAGAAGATTCGAATACGATAACAGATGCAAGATCTGGTGGTAAAAGTGACGAAAATGTTGATGAGTTTGAGTCGGTAACAGATGACTCAGCCGCAGAAAACATGATTTTCAAAAATGATACCGATGCAAATGACATTGACTATCTCACTCTTCCAGACTTTGATGTTTCGGATTATATTGTTCCACATAAAAAAGTACACGCCTCTATCGATGATATGAAATCTCACTGGCGCGCCGAATATCCAAATGCTGATTTGTCGCTTGCGACTCCTTACAAAAAAGTTTTGCGGGAAAACAACAAAACTATCAACTATCTGGTAAAAGAATTTGAAATGAAAAAAGCTGCTGAAGCCTATTCAAATCAGATTGTCGCAAAATCTGGAAATATCAATGCTAGTAAACTCTGGTCATATAAGTTGAATGATGATATTTTTCAACGTAAGTCGATTTTGCCCGATGGTAAAAATCACGGTATGGTTATGATGGTTGATTGGTCGGGTTCGATGTTTAATCAGTTATATAAAACTGTGGTGCAAGTTATCACTCTTGCTACTTTTGCTCGCCGAGTAAATATTCCTTTTGAGGTTTACAATTTTACTGATGTGACTCCAAAGGATGCTCGTGATGAAGTGAGTCGCCTTAATAATGATAAACTCTGTGATGACAATTTGGATAAAATTGTCGTAGACCATGAGACCACATTGCGTCAAGTTTTGACTAACAAAATGTCAACGTCAGAATTTAATCGCGCTTGTGATAATTATATTTGGTTGGCATGGTGTCTCACACGGTATTCTCTTTATGGATGTGCTGCAAAATATGAAAATCAACTTGGTGGTACTCCAATGGTAGAATCTCTTTTGCTTCTTGATAAAGTTATCGGTAAATTTCAGAAAGAAAATAATGTCGAGAAATTGTCATTCATGGTTCTTTCGGATGGTGACGCAGCAGATGGTGTTGGTTATGTTGCCGGTGGCCAATCATATGGAGGCAAATCTTGGTGTGCCAGACGGACAGTTTCAGAATATCGGAATATGACCACTGTTATTCACGATGAACGTACTGGAAAAAATATTGTCTGGAATGGTAGAAGTGGATGGCAACGTAAAAATGATGGTACAGAAAAGAGTCAAGAAATGATGCTTCGACTAATTAAAGAAGTGCATAATGCTAAATCAATCGGATTCTTTGTTTGTGATAATACACGCGACCTGACCTATGCAATTCAACAATATTGCATTATTGGATACGACTATGGCCGCAAACAGAGAAATCAAATGAAAAAAGATGTTCGTAAAAACGGTTTTGTCACTGCTCTTGGATGTGGATACGATGAATACTACATCATCGATCAACGTACTCAAGGTGTCGAGGCAGAATTGGAAGTTGATGAAACAATGACAAAGGCAAAGATTGCTCGGAACTTTTCTAAGTTTCAATCGACAAAGAAACAGAGTCGCCAAATGTTAAATAAATTTGTCGATTTGGTGAAATAAATTGGTTGGGGGGGTTGACTCCCCTCGCCTATTGTGGTAATATACTAGTATAAGATGATTCGTGAAACCTCTCAATGGAGATTATATAATGGCTTGGAATAGCACAAATAAGGTAGAGTTCCTTTCAAAACTCGCAGAAGAATTCGGTACTATTGTCCGTAATAAAGACATAAAATCCGCTGCAAAAGCTTATGGACAATCGCATCCACAATGGCTTACCCGTTCGGAATATCGCACCGGACACGGTTCATATGACATTTCTATGTATCAAGGTGGTGCAAATGTCGTTCCTATGACTCCTGCTGCTGTAGCCCCTGCGCCAGTCGCGCCTGTAGTGGTTTCCGCACCAAAAATCGAGGTTGCATCTAATATGCAGAACTTAATTCCTGCTAAAGACAAAAACTTTGTAAAGTTTGGTATCTATGCAGACCTGCGAAATATCATTTCATCGAAAATGTTTTTTCCAGTATTCATTACTGGTATGTCCGGTAACGGTAAAACCTATGGTTCTCAACAGATTTGCGCTCAGTTGGGTCGCGAATGCATTACGGTTCCTATCACTATTGAAACCGATGAGTCGGACCTGTTAGGTGATAAGACTCTGGTTGATGGAAATGTGGTTTTTGCAAAAGGCCCTGTTGTCGATGCAATGGAACGAGGTGCGGTTCTGATACTTGATGAAGTCGACCTTGCGTCAAACAAAATTATGTGTCTACAATCTATCATTGATGGCAAAGGCGTTTATCTTAAAAAAGATAATCGGTTTGTTACTCCCGCTGCTGGTTTTACAGTGATTGCCACTGCGAACACAAAAGGCAAAGGTTCTGATGATGGCCGGTTTATCGGTACGAATGTTTTGAATGAGGCATTCCTAGAACGCTTCAAAGTTACTTTCGAACAGGAATATCCTGCCCAGACTGTTGAGAAAAAAATTCTTATCAACAATCTGCAATCTTTGAAAGGTTCTGCTTCGACAGATGACAAGAAAATGGTTGAGGATTTGACCATGTGGTCTGGTGCTATTCGGAAAACTTTCGAAGAAGGTGGTATTGATGAAATCATTTCTACTCGCCGTTTGGTTCACATTGTTGAGACCTATTCAATTTTCAATGACATTTCCAAGGCGATTGAACTTTGCACTAATCGGTTTGACGATGAAACCAAGGCCTCTTTTGTAGACCTGTTTTCGAAAATTTCTGGTGGTGATTTGCTCACAGAAGTTGAATCAGAAGAAGAAGTAGGCGAAGAAATCCCATTTTAAGGAGAAGTAATTGATAGACTATAAATTTAATGAAGATGTGCTGCTGGATGAAATCCGGCAGTATATCGATTCAACATACACACAACACTATTCAAACAACAAACTTCAAGCCACAGAAGTTATTATGGACAATGGCCACGGCGAAGGTTTTTGTTTGGGCAATGTTTCCAAGTATGCACAAAGGTACGGTAAAAAAGGAAATAGTCCAGAAGATTTTAGGAAAGACTTGACAAAGATAATTCACTATGGTATACTAGCACTATACAATCACGATTTAATTAACAGGAAAGATGATAATAATGAAACTCAGTGAAACGACTCAGAATATTCTGAAAAACTATACTACAATCAACCAATCTATATATCTCAAAAAAGGTAGTAGGGTGTCTACTATTTCTGTAATGAGAAATATTCTATCGGCCACAGATGTGTCCGAAGAATTTCCAGTAGATTTCTGTATCTATGATTTGGGAAAGTTCTTAAATCTATTGAAAATCTATCCAGAATTGGAATTTCACGAAAAATATGTAATGATGTCAAACGGCGAAAAGACTTATAAGTTTATGGCCGCAGAACCATCTATCATTGTATTTGTCGAAAATACTTTTGAGATGGATGATTCTGATAATAATCCAGAAGGATCTAAGAAAGCTCCTAGTTGGGATATTAATGTGAAACTTCCACACGAAACCTTGTCTACTATTAATCAAGTGGCATCGATCAGTGGATTGCCTGATTATTCTTTGTCGACCAAAGATGATGGCGTAGTTTACTTTAGTGCCTTGGACAAAAAAGATGATACATCGAATGTATCCGAAGAGCCGGTAGGTAAATCTGACGATCCATTTACTATGTATTTCCGGTCGGAAAATCTCAAATTAATTGAAGGCGATTATGATGTGGGCATTTCGAAAAACAAAATTTCGACATTCCGCCACCAAAAACTTCCAATTCAGTATTGGATTACTCTCGAACAAGATTCGACATATGGTGCGTAAATGGATAGTTTTTTATGGGTAGAAAAATATCGACCTAACGATATTGATAGTTGTATCTTACCGGATACACTAAAAGCAACCTTTAAAGAATTTGTCGATACTGGCAGTCTCCCCAACTTACTACTAGCTGGGGGGCCTGGCGTTGGTAAGACGACTCTTGCGAAAGCGTTGTGTAATGAAATCGGCAGTGATTATATGTTAATCAATGGTTCGGAAGATAGTGGTATCGATGTTCTGAGAACAAAGATTCGAAACTATGCGTCCACTGTGTCGTTTGACCAAGGTAGTAGCAAAGAGTTTGGTAAAGTTATTATTCTGGACGAAGCAGATTATCTGAATCCACAATCGACACAACCAGCCTTGCGCGGTTTTATCGAAGAGTTTTCTTCAAACTGTCGATTCATTTTGACATGTAATTTCAAAAATCGTATTATCGAACCACTGCATAGTCGATGTTCTTTGGTCGAGTTCAAGATTAATAAATCTGATAAGGCAAAACTTGCCAATCAATTTTGGAAGCGTGTCAAAAACATTCTTGAGGTGGAAAAGATCGAGTCGAATGACAAGGTGACACAACAGGTTGTAATGAAGCATTTCCCCGACTGGCGAAGAGTCTTGAATGAATTGCAACGATACTCTGCTGGGGGCGTGATAGACGAAGGTCTCCTTACTTC